GAATTTAAATGCTCTGCCTGTGAGTTCACCAGCAGCTACAACCCAAGACCCCCATGTAGGAGAACCAGCAGGGTCATCATTAGTTGCAGCTACATAAATGGTTGTACTGAAGTCACCATAGGGCTGGTCTTCATCTGACCAATCATCCCAGTTGTTAGGCCAAGTATCCCAGTTGTTAGGTATGTCATCCCAATTCACTAATCCCCCAGAAGCATTAGCGTGATGCCTAGTAGAGGTTAAGTTAGTTGATACCCTTACAGTCCTAGTTGAGCCTGTGTCTAAGTACCCTGTGAACTCATATGTACCTGTAGAGGGCGCAGAAGCAAAGCTAGATAGTCTTAATTCATCAGGATCTGGGCCTGTAGCTACAGCTACGTTAGTCTTACTACCAGCGAAACTTGGGTTTTCAGTGTCAGTCTGTGATGTCCCTAACTCAGGTAGTTCAGAGGGTAGAACAACAACAGAGGCTACAGTACCTTCGTTACCTGACTTATCATACGGCTCAATAAAGAATGTTCCTGACAAAGCTGGGTAAGCTACTGATGTCGCTGGTCTAGCAACCTTATTGATTATGACTTGAGGTGAACCATCAGTAAATGTAGCTGTAGTTGATGAGCTATGCCATAGTCTGTAATACGACAGATCAAAGTCAGTTGAAGCAGTCCAGCTAAAGAATAAAGTACCACCAGATAATTGCTTCTCAAAGGTAGCTGGAGCAGAGGGGCCAGTAGTGTCAGCTTCTACAGTCTTCTGTGCATCTGTAAATGCACCCTTAATACCAAAGGCATTGATAGCTCTAGCTCTGACATCATAGACAATAGTACCCGCTGCACCAGCTAAAGGTGTCTCAATGTCTAAGATCTCAAATCTACCTAAGTCACCTGTGCCTAAGACACTGTAGTCTGTGTCTGTAGACTTCTTAAACTCTACTTCGACGTAATCTACACGTTCAAAGGCTGTAGCTGACACATTAACTACAAGGACGTTAGTTACATGCTCGTTGATAATTCTATATTCTTGAGTGAGGGCTACAGCTACAGGTGGTACATCAAATGGTGATGGTAAGGTTGTATTATCACTCTCATATACTGCACCGTCAGATACCTCATCAAAGACAGATTCACTGATCTCTCTAAGGGACATATTAACTAGGATGTCATAATCACCTTGTACACCAAAGTCCCAAGAAATAACCTCAAACTCTTTATTATCAAAACCTAATCTGGTATTGGTAAGACGTATAATATCTCCCACTTGAACTTGGAAAGCCTTAAGACCAAAGGTAGCCTGTACACTAAGCTGCTGCCTATTACGTTCTAAAGTTATACGAGACAAACGTCTAGCTTCAGTTGTGTTATCTGTAAAAGGTAACTGTAAGTCAATTACACTTTCCTGTCCACCATCAGCAGCTAATAGTGCATCATAAGTAGCTGAGTTAAGGACTGGCACTTGAGGAAAATCAGACGGTTGATAGTCACTTTCTGGGCCTCTGAATGTGCCTTTAACTACATTGAAATTATCTCTACGTGAATGTCTAGTATTAACTGATATGCCTGATCTTAAATCATCTTCATTAAGGTCTAGCACTGGACTTGTGTAGTAAGCTGGCTTCATTCTCCACTTACCTTGAGCATACCACAGTAGTCCACCCATAGAAGTAGACAAATTCTGTATAGCATCATAAGGTGTGGTGTTAGTGGTGAATGCACCATTAAGAGAGAACCTAGTACCACCTGAAAGAACAGGGTAGTTTAGATGGTCACAGACATTAGCCGCTATAGTGACAAGATCATCATCTACACTCTCAATGTCTTCACTAAGACCGTAATTATAGATGGTTGTATTAGTACCCTCTTTACCTGATGTAAGGTAGTCTCTTAAACATAAGGCTGGATTGTCAGACCAAGCTGTAGTACTTGTACGAGGGTCGTATACTTTCTTACCTTTAATTACTGCTGTAACTTCTGGAACACCATTAGGAAATGCATCAGCATCAAATTCCAGCATAACGTAGAGATAAGCTGTAGCTAACAGCTTACAATCTGTTGTCCATTGTGAAGGTGGTGTGACCCCGCCTAAGTCAGAAGATGTAACAGCAGACTGTGTAGTTGTACCTAGCTTCTTAACTATCTTAACTTTACCAACATACTTAGCTGGTGCTGTAACATCGTTACCACTTAGAGTAAGAACTTCATCGTTGAAATAAATAGTTTCAAATTCTTCTATCTCATGTCCAGCGAAAGCTAATACACTGTGTAAGTATTTGTTGTTATCTGTAGTACCTTGAAAGACTATACCACTGGCTATTCTAGTTTTACCGTAAATAACCTGATGAGGCATAGTTGAGCCTCTTTGAGTTATTAGGTAACCTTGGTCACCACCGCTTAATTCTGGTTGTGGCATTAATGCTTTAGTTAATACGGATGTTCCAAGAGAAAAGGCATATGCAGCACTTGCAGACTGGGTAGCAAATTGTAGTTTTGTTAGGGTAGAACCTGCCGCTGGGCCAACATAATATGCAACAGCAAAAGCAACTGCTGCTGTAATCGCAGCCCCTAGTTGAGAGTCTCTATCTAATAGATCAATGTCTAAACCGAATAAACCCATTAGCTTTCAGAACTCCTACCCCAAGCTAGTTTCTGATCTTGCATACTGGCTACAAAATCAAACCCAGCATCTGTACTTGCACCAGCTATATCCCTAGACCTTTGATACTCAGCAGTATATCTAGCTACTCTAGCCCTTTCTAAGTCAATCAATTTGTTCTCAACCTTAACTTGAACAGTACCTGTGTCTGCCTCTTCAGAGATATTCATCTGATCCATGTAACCAGTAAATATTTCAGTCAGACCAGTTGATCTATCCTCTAACTCAATACGTGAGCCATCTTCTAGTAAGATAAAGTTATCGCTTTCTTTCTGTAGACTACCTTTAGCGAACATACCAAAGTAGATCTTACAGGTTCTACCTTGATAGGGAGTGCTAAGAGCTAAAGCTAATACCTCAGAAGGTAAGCCTGTAATAGTAATATCTGCACCTCTAGCAGCAGTCTCTGTAGTTTCCTCAATAGCAGAAATGCCTAAAAGAGTACCAGAACCTGTCCAAGAAACTCCTTCAAAAGTAAGAGTACCCACACCTGTCCATAGGCGTAAGACATCATCACCATCAAAGTTCATTTCAACAGCAAAGAAGGGGTAGACTACATTATCATCTAATGCGTCAACTATTGTGTCAGGTAGAACTCTCGACATTACTGTAGAGCCTCTATAGCTTCAAAGGATATGCCATAGAAACTAGCATTGTCTATCGACCAAGAAGTAGTACTGTTGCCAAGTCTGAAGACTCCTTTAGGACTACTGTAAATTACAGTCTCACCTGAGTATGTGCTTCTAAGGTCAGGCCAGATCTCTAAGTTACCATTACCACTTTGATCTACTAATACTTGGTGTAGTCTGGCAGCAGAGCCTGTACCTAACTGAATATAGTCACCAGCTAGTAGAGTACCTGTCATAGTAACTGAAACTGTGCTATCCCCTGCTGTACCTGATAAAGTAGGTGTACCGCTTACTGTACCTCTAGGTGTAACATAGTCAGGGTCTCCCAGTAGAAATGTTCCTACAGAACCCTTAAGGGCTACTAGCATAGCTTTCCAGTCAGCAGCTAGATCCCTACGCACTGAGGGAATACTGACTGAAGCAGACCAAATTTGACCCTGATGAGAAATAACCTGTTGCTTATATGTAAATGGAGACTGAGAGACAGCTACAGCATTTACAGCACGTAGTTCAATACTCTCTATGCCAATAGTTGTAGGTGTATTAAGAGGGTAACTTATAGCCATGATTTATCCAAATGCTGATTTCATTGCACCACCTCTACGTCTTTGGTTCATAACTGCACCTACGGACTGATTGATGATAGCTGGTGAGGCTTGTGCTATTGTCTGAGTAATAAGTCTCTTAGTATCGTCTGATGTATTGGCTGAGATGTTGAATACTTGGTTTACTACTGTACCACCAGCACCCTGACCTTTAGTGTGGTCTACGACAGTCTCTCTAGGGTGTAGCATAGCCATAAAGCCACCCTTACCGTCTAAGCCACCTGATCTTGGGCCTGATCCTGTGTATCCACCACCGTCAAATATACTATTTCCCCTAGGAGCTACGGGGGGAGCATAGGATCTACCTTGAGAGGGAGCAGGAGCAAAGCCGCCTGTAATGGCACCAGCAATAGATTGTACTAGCTGTTCAACAACAAGTATTCTGTAAAGCTGTTGTATGATGTCAGTAGCCATAGATCTAAAGGCATCTTTAGCTGATGTAGTTCCATCTACTAGACCCATAAAGAAGTCACCAAAGGCTCCAGAGACACTATCAGCTATAGCTACTTGTTGTTTCTGTGCGTCAGTTAGTTCTCTGGTAAGGTCTATAGTTTCTTTTATTGCCTTATTAGTTTTATTTGCATGTTTGACAGGTTCTTCTGGCGCAGCCAATCTTGATGCAACATAGGCTTGCATTTGAAGATGACGTTGATATTCTTGGTCTGACATCCCAAGTACAGTTTGATCAATCTTCTTTAATCGACTTTCTCTTAAGGCTTCTTCTTCTCTTACTTCCTTTATGACAGCCAACTGTTTCTTGTAACTGTCAAACTGGTCCATAAGGATCTTTAGATTATTACCTAAAATTCCTTTAGACTTTAAACTCTCTTTATAATTATCTCTTTCGATTTCAAGTTTTATTTTTTGGTACTTGACGCTCTCTTTACCATGCTCTTCTTCTATATTAAGAAGTCTCAACTTATCGTTAATAAGATAGTATTCTTTATTAGCAGTATCTAATATCTTTTGAACAGCCTTTTGTCTGTCCTTCGCCTCTTTACTACGAATGTCTGCAAGTTTTTCATGTAAGTCTACGCCCCTCTTAGTTGACGCTTCCTCTTGCTCAGCTAGAGCTAAATTAATACGAGTAGCTTTCTCAGCAGCTTGCGTTTGCTTGACAATCTGCATTAGCTCAAATAGCTGATCGTTAGTCATACCCAAAGCCTTAGCTTTTAGTAGAATATCCCGACTTGCTAGTCGATTTCTTAAAGTCTCAACTTGCTCTGAGTCTTTACCGTTCTTGTTAATAGACTGTGCAATCAATAATTGCTCTTGAAGAGATCTCTTCTGATTTTCAAACTTTACATTTATTCTATCGGAAAGCCTTGCTCTCAGTTCTTCTAAACCTACGATTTTATCTTGAGCCTCTTGAATATCGTCTGCTAGGCCTCTAAACATAAAACCAAAACCAGCAGTTCCCGTAGTAGATAGACTTGCAGTCATAGCTAAAGCTAGTTTGTCTATATGATCAGAGGTCTTTAAGATTTCCTCGTCAAGCTCTTTTATCTTCTCAGTGACCGTAAGCTGACCGACTGAAACTCCAAGCTGTAAAGCTTTCTGCGCCTGTTCAAACTGTTCTAAACTTTGAGTGAGGGAGTCTATTGCAGTCTTAGTCTCTTCAGCATCTTTACCTGCACGAGATAGATAAGCGCCAATAGCCGTTACAATGGGTATAGCTACCCCTAAAGCAGAGGACAAACCAATAGCAGCGCCTGTAGTAAGACCAATCTTACCTGCTACAAGGGGTAATACGCCCACTAACTGAGAGGCTTGCTGACCAAAGGCTACGAAACCGTTCGTTCCAGATTGTATCTGTACTACAAAATCACTTACTTGATAGCCTAACTGCTGAGTTGCAACACCCATCCTATTGCCAGATTTAGTAGCTGCCATCTGAGCAGCAGAGACACCTCTTGTAGCATTAGCTAAGGACTGTGCGAACTTGGCTTGCTGACGCATCTGATTGCCCAGCTTCATTATTTCAGCCCTAGACATTCTAGAAGATTGATCTAAGTTCTTTTGAGCAGTAACAAGTTGATTTATGCCACGCATATATTGCTTCTGATCGCCAGTCTTAGCAAAGCTTTTAGCCATGCTACCTAAAGCAGTCTTAGTTTGATTGGTAGTGCGAACTAAACCTGTTAATTCTGTGTAGTCAACACCAACTACAAGTTTAATATCATCAGCCATTCATCGTACCCATAAAGACTAC